ATGGGTGGTTCCAGCGTCGGGGCGTCAACATCACCTGGCACCTGGACGGGCTGCCGGCCCGGACCGCGTCCGCCGGCGTCGCCCCGGCGATCCCCGCGCAGTCCTACGGCGCGTTCACGCCGGGCGGGGCGGTCGCCGCGTTCCCCGCCTCGATCGAGGCGCTCCTGTGGGTCGAGGGCGACATGCTGCACCTCGACGGCGGAACCCTCGACCTCGGCGTCGTCCGCGACTCCACCCTGAACGGGCGCAACGAGTACAAGACGTTCTCCGAATCGTGGGAGGGCGTCGCGCACCGGGGCGTCGAGGCGATCCGGGGCGTCGTCACCACGGCGCCGCTCGGGATGGTCGCCGGCACCGTCGACACCGCCGCCGCGATCGCCGCCTGACCGCGTCCCCCCGCCCCGCCCGGCAGCCCCGGGCGGGGCGGGTGACCCGGTCCCCCTGATCGCGAGGAGTTGCCCGTGCTGACCCGAGTCGTCGCCCCGAGGGCGACCGTCCCCGTTCACTCCCTGATCCGTGCCGCCGTGACCAACCTCGACGGCGAGGTCGGGTGGGAGCGGGGGCTCGCCTACGCGCCCGAGTCCCCCGGCGGGTACCGGGCGTTCGCCGCCTGCACCGACGCCGAGTACGACGACGAGGGCACCGGCCCGACGCCGGTCGTCGAGTACCGGCCGTGGGACCTCCAGGTGATACACCCCTGTCACTCGACGTTCGGGCTCGACGAGGTCCAGCTCGACGCCGAGCTGACCCGGGCGATGGACACCGTCGAGTCGTTCGCGATCGCCCGCGAGCTGTGGCAGGGCGACCTCACCCGCGCGGCGGAGACCGCCGGCGACGTGGACACCGCGAACCTGTCCCTCGTCGGCTCCGACCCGACCGTCCTCGCCGCCGGGGCGCCGCAGTCCCCGAAAGCCGCCCTCGGGCTGCTCCAGGCCGCCGCTGGCCGCGCCCTCCGGGGACAGCAGGTGTACGTCCACGCCGCCCCCGAGGTCGAGCCGTTCCTGCCCGACCTCACCCGCGACGGGAACCTGCTCACCACGCGACGCGGGAACCTCGTCGTCTCCGACGCCGGGTACCCGAACACGGCGCCCGGCGGAGCCGACGCCGCCGACGGCGTCGGGTGGCTGTACGCGACCGGCCCGGTCGTCGTCCGCCGCTCCCCGATCGAGCGGGTCGGGATCGGCGAGGGCGCCCTCGACCCGGCGACGAACACGCTCGACCTCCGGGCGACCCGCGTCGTCGCCGCAACGTTCGACCGTGCCGCCCTGTTCGCCGTCGCCGTCGACCTGACCGCCTGATCCGATAGGAGTTCCACCGTGCCGCAGAAGTCCGGGAGCGTGTTCGCGCTCGGGATGCGTGTCGTCCGCCTCGCCCCGAACGGCGCCCCGCTCGTCGGCGCCGACAACGCGTACGAGACCGACAACCTCGTCCGCCTCGATTTCACGATGAACTACCGGGAAGGCGAGGAGAAGGAACGCGTCAACGGCGCCGGCCGCGCCTGCCTGTACTACAAGGCTCCCGACACCGTCCGGGGGCTCACTATCGACGCCCTGGAGTTGTGCTACCAGGAGCCGGAGCTGGAGGAGTTCCTCAACGCCGGCGACGTGCTCGTCAACGGTGAAGGCGACGCGATCGGCTACGCCGCCCCCGAGGTCGGGTCCGTCGTCTCCGGGAACGGCGTCGGGATCGAGCTGTGGTCCTCGGCGATCACCGACGACGGCGTCGCCGACGAGTACCCGTACATCCGGTGGCTCCTCCCCCGCGAGAAGCTCCGCGAGACCGGGACCCGGTCGATCGGCGGGGACCCGCTCGCAATCTCGTACGAGGGCACCGGGCAGCAGAACCCGAACTACGGGAACGGTCCGATGAACGACTGGACGTACGAGTCGTCGCGCGTGTTCCAGTGGTACTACGTGGACGCGATGCCGACCCTCGCGAACGGGCTCGTCGCCGTCCCGCCGGCCGCGCCGTAACCGGTGGCGCTCGCACCGTGGGCGACCGTCGACGACCTGCCGGCCGGGCGCCCCGAGCTGCCCGGGGGCGACGAGGAATGGCAGCTCTACCTCCTCGCCGCCTCCGAGGTCCTGCACGCCCTCACGGGCCGGCGGTACGCGGGCGTCCGGGAACGCGCCGTCGAGCTGTACGCGCCCCCCTCATGCGGGGGCGACCCGTGCCGCGCCTGCCGGGTGCGTTCCGTCCGCCTGCCGAACCGTCCCGTCGTCGAGCTGCTCGCCGTCCGCACACCCGCAGGTGACCCGCTGCCCGTCGCGGACTACCGGATCGGCCGGGGCGGGTACCTGGAGGCTCACGCGCCCGGCGCCCGGATGCCGACCTGCTCGTCGCCGCTCCGGCTCCGGTACCGGCATGGGCGGGCGCCGTCCGACGCCGGCCGGGTCCACGCCGCCCAGCTCGCCGACGCGCTCGGGCGAGCCCGCCTCGACCCGGACTCGTCGCCGCTGCCCGGCACCGTGACGCAGATCGTCCGGCAGGGCGTCACGTTCACGCAGCAGGCCGCGTCCACCCTGATCGCCGCCGGGCAGACCGGGCTCGTACCCGTCGACCTGTGGGTCGCCTCGGCGAACCCGTCCGGCTCCCGCCGCCCGTCGCGCTCGTGGTCTCCTGACACCGAGGCGAGGTACTACCCGCTCCCGATCGAGGAGGTCCCGTGACCCTGCTCCTGCTCCTGCTCGCCGCGCTGCTGCTGCCGGCGAGGTCGTTCGACCCGTTCCGTCCCGCCCTGCCCGCGTTCCCCCGCTCCCGCCTCGCCCGGACCGGGCTCGACGAGGACACCGTCGACCGGCTCGCGTCGGAGTTCGACGCCCTCGATGCCCGGCGTCGCGTCGAGTTCCGCCGGTTCGTGTCCGCGCACTCCGACGACGCGATCCGCGACCGGTTCGCCGAGGGCGTCCAGGGCGTCGAGCAGCCCGAGCAGCCCGCCGAGCCGACGCCGGCGCCGTCATACGAGGAGCTGAACGCCCTCACCGTCGACGAGCTGGAGGACCGGCTCCGCGAGTGGAACGAGACGCACCCGCAGCAGCACCTCGCGATCGCCGGCCGGAAGGGCGAGAAGATCGGCCGCCTCCTCGACGCGTACGAACAGGAGGCGTCCGGGCAGCTCGCCGCCGCACCCGTCGAGGTCTCCGAGCCCGTCCAGGTCGCGACCGCCGGCACCGAACAGCCGACCGGCGGGACGACGACCGCCGCCGACGCGGTCCTCGCGACCGCCCCGACCGCGACGACGCCCGAGGGCACCCCGGAGACCGCCCCCGCCGCGCCCGTGGCGCCCGCCGGGACCGTCGAGTCCCCCGGCGCCCCCGCAGGCGCTCCAGCGCCCGCACAGACCCCCGGAGCCGAGCCCGGCTCCGGAGTTGCCCCGTCCACCTCGACCCCGGAGTGACCATGCCCGCCGAACCGCAGCGCGTCGAACTGTCCAACGATCCAGCTGACTACCTCACCGGCCCGACCTCCGGCGACAACGCCACCGAGGGCGGGACCACGAAAGACGGTGCCGTCGCCCTGTTCCGGTCCGAGACCGCCGTCCGGCCGGTCCAGCAGTCCAACGAGGGCGAGTCGAGCAGCTCCGGCTCCTCCGGGTCCTGACCGTGGCGCTCCCGCGCGGCAGCGGACCGCCGAGCCCGGCCGCTGTCGCGCGGGCGCTCCTCGGCGCCGTCGTCGACTACTACGCCGCCCACGCCGATGACGAGGTCGACCCGCCCGTCCCCCTGCCCGAGCGCCGGTTCGTCGCCGGCGGGGAGCCGCGCGTCGTCGCGTGGGACCTGGAGGTCGGGCAGGTCCACGTCGCGTACGAGCGCACATTCCGCGCCCTGGACCCGGCGACGCCGCCCGGGAACGTCCGCGCCCCCCGCCGCGACCCGGCGAACCGAGGCGTCGCCGTCCGCTCCCTGACCCTGGAGGTTCAGGTCGTCCGGCCCGCCCCCGGGCTCGGGCAGCTCCGTACCCTCCCGACCGAGGACGAACTCGACCGGCACGGGCACGCGATCGGGCTCGACCTGCACCACCTCGCCCGCGCCGTCACCGAGGCCGCCCTCGCCGGGCACCTCACCCGGGAGACCGTCGGGGAGGCGCGGATCGACCTCGGCGACGCCGTCACCCTCGGACCGTCCGGGAAGGTCGCCGGCGTCGGGCAGGCAGTGACCGTCCCCCTCCTGTAGGAGTTCCCCGTGCCCCGAGGAAACGGCGTCGGCGTCCGCGTGTCCCCTGACTCGTACGCCGTGATCGACCCGGACGCCCTCCGGAAGTACGTCCGAGGCGGAGGCGGACCCGTGATCGCCGACCTCACCCGCCGGGCGGGAAACGTCCAGGCCGGCGCCCGGCAGCAGGTCGGGAAGCGGACCCGGCGCCTGGAGCGGTCGATCGTCAAACGCCCCGGCGTCGACTCCCGGGGACCGTTCGTCGACGTGGTGACCGAGGGCGTCCGGTACGCACAGTTCCACCACGACCTGAACCCGTACCTCACCGACAACCTGCACCGCGCGGGGCGCTGACGGAGGACACTGGACGGCGTCGACGAGGGGAGGTTCCTCCGATGCCCGGACACGACCACGGCGCCTCGATCGCGAACCCGAAGGTCTATGAGGCCCTCCGGAAACGAGGACTGTCCAAGGAACGCGCCGCGAAGATCAGCAACGCCGCGAAGCGCGGCAAGGGCGCGAAGCGCGGCGGACGGCACCGGTAACGCACGAGGAGCCCGCACCCTCCCGGGTACGGGCTCCTCCGCGCGTCGGGCGCGCCCCCCCGGTCGCCTCGTTCGCCGCCCGCTACCGGGGCGACCGGCCGCGTCCGGCTCACCTTGTCGCGACCCTAGCCCGGGCCGGGACAGCCCCGCACATTGCATCCCCGGAATCGGCCGTGCGGGCAGCGTGGGGCGAACACCCGGTACACGCCCGGTCGCTGCTCGACGACCGGCCGTTCCCGGCTCGGCTCCGAATCGTCGACGGCGACCGGGACCGGGATCGGGGGCGTGTGCTGCCGGGCCGGCGAGTACAGCACGAACCGCGACCCGTCCCGCCGGTACAGAGGCTCCTCGACGACCGTCACTCCGTCACCTCCCCGGCGATCGCGTGAACGTGGACCCGCTGCCCGTCCCGACGGTCCTCCAGGCGCACGGCGAGCCCGCGCACCCGGACAAGGTCGGACAGGGCGCCGGACGCCTTCCCCTCCGTCCAGCCCGCGACCCGCGCCAGCTCGACGAGTGTCAGGCCGGCCGGGTGACGCCGCAGGTACTCCGCTGCGACCTGCCACACACGGCCGGTCGGCGCGGGCAGCTCGACGACCGGCGCCCGTCGGCCGGTCCTCGACGACCGCGACCGACCGTCGGCGCCCTCGACCCGCTCCGGTCCCGGGTCGAGCTTGCGGAGCGCCTCGTTCACCGCGTACGCGGACACGCCGAGGCGTTCCCGGATCGCCCGGGTCGCCGCGCCCTGCTCACGCATCGACCACACGAGCGCCTCCCGCTCGGCGACCGCCTCCGGCGAGCCCGTCAGGCGGAGCGCTTGGAGGTCCCCGAGCCACACCTCGACCGCCTCGTGCCACGAGGAGAACCCGGCCGTGAGGTGTGCCCCGGCCGCGCGGAGGCGGGCGAGCCGCTGGAGGGGGCGGGTCAGCTCGGCGCGGATCGCCGCGACCTCGGCGTCAATCTCGGCGAGCGTGAGGGGCTGAACGTAGTCCTCGACCGGGACCGCGCGGGCGACGGCGCCCCGCACGACGGCGAGGTCGACGACCTCGGCGAGCCCGTTCACAACACACCCGCCGCGCGAAGCTCGCGGGTGACCGCCTCGGCGGCGCGGCCGGGTGTCCCGTGCTGCTCGATCAGGTCGCGGGCGCTGCCGGGCCGGACGAGGACGACGAGGGTCCCGTCGTCGTCGCCGAGCAGCTCCTCGGCGTCGTCGATCGCCGCGAACGCCTCCAGGCGGGGGAGGTACCGGGCCGGTCCGACCGTGAGGTCGGCGAGGTCGAGGACGACCGCACCGGCGAGGCGGGTCGCCGCCGCCGCGAGGTCGGCCGCAGTGATGCGGGGGCGTGTGCTCATGCTTCCTCATTCGGCAGGCGTGGGACGAACCTTTACCCGGGGGATACTAGCCCCTCCCCCTAGTGAGTGAGGTCGACTGCTCGGGTCCGAGCGGTCGACGGCGTGTCGCCGCAACTCCCCGGGGGGCAACTAACCTCCCCCGTGTGACCGAACCCGACGCGCCCCCCGTCCCCGAGGACGACCTGACTCTCCCCGTGTTCGGCAAGCGGTCCACGCCGCTCGCCGACCGGCGGTACCGCCGGTTCGGGATCGAGGTCGAGACCGACACGGACCGGTGGGTCGAGGAGTTCGACGCCTACTTCGACCCGGACGCCGGGGCGATCCTCGCGAACATGAACGCGCGGACCGAGGTCCAGCAGGCGAACTCGACCGCCCTCCTCCTCCGGACCTCCCTCCGCGACGACGACGGCGTCCCGGCGGACTGGAGGTTCCCCGCCGGCCCGGTCGAGGACGACGACGGCGAGGTGATCCTGTGGCGCCTCGACGACGCCGGCGAGCCCGTCGAGGTCGAGGTCACCGAGGACGAGGAGGTCCCCGACGGCGTCGAGCCCCGGTACGAGTGGCACGACGGGTCCCTGCTCACCGCGACCGAACTCCGCGAAGCGATCGGCGAGTTCGACGTGTTCGACGACGGGTCCTCCCGCCGGCGGTTCGAATACGTGATGAATTCCCCGCGTCACCGGGTCCAGCTCGCCGCCCTGACCGAGCTGTCCGAATGGATCGTCGGGCAGGTCGCGAAGCGCCCTACACGGAGGCCCTCGTCGTCGCGGCGTGGGCAGGAGCGAACCTCTCGTACGTCGAGGGGAAACTCGCGTCGCTCACGCTGACCGCCGGCGCCCGCTCGTTCCTGGAGCTGCCCGCAACTCTCGTCCTCGACCTGCTGTACTGCCTCCTGCTGGAGGAGACCGAGGAGAACGTCGAGCGGCGGCAGCAGCTCGACGAGCAGCTCGCCTCGTTCCGCCTCCCGACCGCCGCCGGACCGGCGGACCGGTCGGACCGGGACGAACGGGCGCGCTCGTGGGGCAGGACGGCGGCGCAGCAGCGCGGGATGCGGCGGGCGATCGAAGCCGGCGGACCGTCGGCGAGGGCAGGGGGCTAGCGCGTGGCAGTCGTGATCGGCGAGGCAGCGGTCCGCATCCGAGGAGACGCCGACGCCGGCGAAATCCGGGGCGAGGTCGAACCCGAGGTCCGGAAGGCGCTGGAGGACGCCGGCGAGTCCGGAGCCGACGCGTTCTCCGCGAAAATGGCCCTCGGCGTCGCCGCCGCCGGCGCCGGGATCGCCTCCGGGTTCGCCGCCTCCCTGGAGCAGGCCGCGCTCGGCGACAAGCTCGCCGCGCAGCTCGGCGCCGGCGGGCAGTACGCGCAGGACCTCGGCACGATCGCCGGCGACCTGTACGCAAACGCCTACGGCGACTCCCTGGAGACCGTGAACGACGCCCTCCGGGGCGTCATCCAGTCCGGCGCCGTGATGGAGGACGCGTCGAACGAGCAGCTCCAGTCCGTCACGGCATCGGTCCTCGACCTGTCGACCGCGTTCGATCAGGACGTGGGCGCCGTGTCGCAGGCGGTCGGTCGCATGATTCAGACCGGGCTCGCGGCGAACGCCGAGGAGGCGCTCGACCTCGTCACCCGAGGATTCCAGCAGGGCGCCGACACCGGCGAGGACTTCCTCGACGTGGTCCGCGAGTACGGGACCACGTTCTCCGAGCTAGGTCTCCAGGGACCCGAGGCGGTCGGGCTCATCAATCAGGCGCTCGCGGCCGGCATCCCGAACGCTGACTTCGCCGCCGACGCGCTCCGCGAGATTGGCATTATCGGCCGCGAGGGCGGGGAGGAGGCCGCGACCGCGCTCGGGAACCTCGGGCTGAACGCCGAGGAGTATTTCGCCGCGATGCGAGCCGGCGGACCGCAGGCGTCGGCCGCCCTCGACTCCGTCCTCGACGCCCTCCGGAACACGGAGGACCCGGCGACCCGGGCAGCCGCCGCGACCGCCCTCGTCGGCACGCAGTACGAGGACCTCGGGGACGCGATCCTCCAGCTCGACCCGTCCGAGGCCGCCGCGTCCCTCGGCACGATCGAGGGCGCCGCCGGCAGCCTCGGGGACACGCTGAACGACAACGCGTCGACGAACCTCACAACCTTTATGCGGACCGCTCAGCAGGCGTTCGTCGACATCGTCGGCGGGCAGGTCGTCCCGGTCGTCGAGCGGGTCGCGTCGTTCCTGTCGACGAACCTCGGACCCGCCCTCGACACCGTCGGCGGGATCGTCGCTGACTACGTGATCCCCCCGCTCCGCGACCTGTTCTCGTGGCTCGGGCAGAACGACACCCTCGTAACGGTTCTCGCGTACACGGTCGGGACGGTCCTCGTCGCCGCCCTGTCCGTGTGGGGAGCCCGGTCCCTGATCGAGGCGGGTAAGGCGACTTTCGCATGGTTCGCGACCGCCGCCGGCTCGACGACCTCCGCCGCGACGCAGCAGCGGTCCGCCCTCCAGGTGGTCGCCGGGTGGGTCCTCATGGGCGCGCAGGCACTCATCCAAGGAATCAAGATCGCCGCCGTGTGGACCGCGCAGGTCGTCGCGTCCGCTGTCGCCGGCGCCGCCGCGTTCGCCGTCCAGGTCGCTCAGGTCGTCGCCGGGTGGGTCCTCATGGGAGCGCAGTCCCTCCTCGCCGCCGGACGCATCGCGCTCGCGTGGGCAATCGCGATGGGACCGATCGGGCTCGTGGTCGCCGCCGTGATCGGGCTGGTCGCCCTGATCGTCGCGAACTGGGAGACCGTCAAGACCTGGACCGTCAACGCGTGGAACGCCGTCGTTGGCGCCGTGGTCGGCGCCTGGCAGTGGGTCCGGGACGCCGTCGTCGGCGGGATCGAGGCGGTCGTCGGGTTCGTGACCGGGCTCCCGGGCCGGTTCCTCGGCGCCCTCAGTGCCCTCGGCTCGCTGCTCGGCGGGCTGTTCTCTTCCGCCTGGCAGTGGGTGTCGAACGCCGTGTCGACCGGGGTGTCGAACCTGATCGGATTCGTGACCGGAATCCCGGGCCGTATCCTGTCCGCCCTCGGCAGCCTCGGATCGCTGCTGCTCGGCGCCGGACGTGACCTCATCCAAGGTCTCGTAAACGGAATCAGTAATGCCGCGTCATTCGTCGGGAATGTCGCGAAGAATGTCGTTAACGCCGTCATCGGATTCATCAACGATAAGGTGATCGGCGGGATAAATGACCTCCTAGAGTTCACGATCATGGGCGTCAAGATCAATCCGCCTGACATTCCGCGTATCCCGAAACTGCACTCCGGGGGCGTGTTCACCTCGGGCAGCTCCACCGGCGAGGGGCTCGCACTCCTCCGCGACGACGAACTCGTCGCCACACCCGAGCAGCGCCGCGTCGCCGACGACCTCCTCCGGGGGCTGCTCGCCGGCCGCCTGCCCGACACCGGCCCGACCTCCGGGATCGCCGGCGGGCAGTCTGTGACGATCGTCGAGAACGTGTACGCCGCCCCCGGTGAGTCCGCCGCTGTCACCGCCGCCCGCACGACGCAGGGCGTCGTGTGGAACCTGTCCGCCGGGATCACCCGCCCCGCCCCCCTGCCCGCTGGAGCCGTGACGCCGTGACCCTCCTCGCCGCCGACGACTCCGCGTACCTCGTCGAGGACGAGCCGCAGCGGTACGTCCTCGGCGACCCGGCGGACCCGCTGCTCGTGCTCAACGGCGTCGACGAGCACGGCGTCATGTGGGCGTGCGAGGAGCCGCAGGGGTGGGACGCGCCCGCCGTCCTCCTGCCCGTCGACCGGAAACAGTCCGGGCACGGAGGCGTTCCCGGCGCCCCGTCGTACGAGGAGCGCGTCCTGTCGTTCTCCGGCTCCGCCGAGGCCCCTACACCTGCCGAGGCCCGCCGAGCCCGGACGCGGCTGCTCCGGGCGATCCTCGGCGTCGTCCGCACCGGCGAGGAGCTGCTGTACACGCACCTCGACGACGAGCCGGCGAAAAGCCTGTACGTGCTGCCCTCCGGTGACCCTCGCGTCCAGATCGCCGACGGGCGATGGCTCGACTACGCGTTCGTCCTCGTCGCCGGCGACCCGATCAAACGCGGCACCCTCCAGGCGTACGGGCCGGTCCGCCTCCCCTCCGACGCCTCCGAGCCCGGCCGCACCTATACGACCGGGGCGACCGCCGCCGACCGGGGGCGCCTGTACACCGTCGGCGCGGACGCCGCGACGCGCGGCCGGACCTACCCGGGCGGGGGGAACGCCGCGCAGACCGTCGTCACCGTCCCCAACGACGGCGACGAGGACGCGCACGCCCGGTTCCTGATCGCCGGCCCGGTCCCCTCCCCGATGGTCGTCCTCGGGACCGGCGAGTTCGTCGCCCTCGACCTCGACCTCGGCGACAACGACGCCGCCGCGATCGACACCGAGTACGGAACCGTCGAGGTCAACGGCGTCAACCGGATCGACGCCCTCGCCTACCGTTCGACGTTCCCCCTGATCCCCCCCGGCGGGGTGGAGGTCCGCCTCCGTTCCCGCACCGGCGGCACCTCGCAGGCCGCCGGGCTCACGATCGAGACCGCCCCCCGCTGGACATAGGAGACCCCCGACCGTGACCGTCCCCCTCGGCAATCCGTTCTCGCTCGGCGCGACGAACGTCGCGACCCCCGTCCGGACCGACCGCCTGGCCCTCGGCGCGTCGTTCCGCCCGTCGACGACGCCCTCGGCCGCCGCGAGCGGGTTCCTCGCCGGCCCGGCCGGGACGCAGGGCGAGTTGACCCTCGTCTCCGATGTGCTGCTCCGCGTCGCCCCGTTCGTCGCCGTGATCCAGGGCACGCACAACTCCGCGCAGGGGCAGTACATCGTCCCGAACACGCAGCAGCGGGACCTCGCCGTCCCCGCGAAGGATGCGACCCTGTTCCGGAAGGCGCTGATCGTTGTCCGGGTCGCCGATTCCCTGGAGGCCGGCGTCGCCTCCTCGCCGACGACCGACGGCGCATGGCTGGAGATCGTCCCCGGCGCCCTGGCCGCGTCGAACCCGGCCCTCCCGTCGACGCCGGCGAACGCCGTCGTCGCCGGCGAGCTGACGGTCCCCTCCGCCGCCTCCGGGCAGCCCGTCACGATCACCAAGTACGACCCGCGTACGACGATGCGGGGAAGTGTCCTACCGGTGATCGCCGACGGGGCGAACCGTCCCGGACACGACGGGGAGGCTCCCTCCCACGACGGGCAGTACCGGGACCACCCGTCGCGGGGGCTGGAGCGCGGCCGGGGCGGGGCATGGACCGAACCCGTCGTCAAACCCCGCTGCACCGTCTACCGGCTGTCCGCCTACGGCGCCGCCGGGTCCCCGACGGTCAACTACATTCCTTGGGAGGGGCAGGTTCCCCGTTCCACGGCGGGCATGTGGTCAGCGTCGACCCCGACCCGGATCATCATTCCCGAGACCGGCGAATACGACATTTCGACGTACGCGCCGTGGGCGGGAAACACCGCCGCCGGCGGGCGGTCGCACGGAATCCGCCGCAACGGCGATAACGCGCAGATCATTTATCTCGGCGGCGCTAATCAGCCCGCCGGTTCCGGCTGGTTCGGGTGGGAACAGTCCGGCCGGTTCGTCGGATATGAACTGACCGCCGGGGACTACCTCGAAATGCTGGTCATCCAGAATGCGGTACCCACCCTCAATATCGCAAATACCGCGCGCATGACCGTCGAACTGGCCCGGCGATAAACTGCCGACCGTGACCGAACCCGAGCAGCAGTCCGAACCGCGCGAGGGCAACCTCGGCAACCTCGACGACGACACGTACTTCCGGTCCCTCGACGAGTTCCCCGGCGCCGTCGACGGCGCCGGACACCCGATCGAGGGACTGTTCGACGACGTGATCGACGCCCGCGAATCCAAGCGCCGCGCCGCCCAAGCCGCCGAACCCGAGGAGCGACCGTGACCGTCCAGACCGGCTATTACGAGGCGTGGCGGGACCTCATGCGCTCGTGGGGGCATTCCGTGATCGAGGTTGCCGGGTGGCAGTCCCGCGACGCCGAGCCCCGCACCACGTACACGCCCGGCCGCCTGTACGTCGAGCACCACGACGCCTCGACGCTGCTGTCCGGGAACTGGGGCGCCCTCGCCTACATCACCCGGAACAACCTCGCGAACATCGTCACCGCCCGTGACGGGCAGCTCGCGCTCAACGCGGCCGGTGTCCAGTGGCACGCCGGCGTCGGCGGACCCCGGGCGGACGTGCGCGCGAACTCCGGGAACCCGAACTCGATGGGAAACGAGGTGTGCAACTCCGGCCGCGAGTCCTACTCCGACGCCTGCACTCGCGCGGTCGTCGACTCCGAGGTCGCGTGGGCGGTCGTCTCCGGCCGCACCGCCGACCTCGGGCGCATCGTCGGGCACAAGGAATGGGCGACACCCGCCGGCCGCAAAACCGACCCGTCGCTGAACATGGACACCCGCCGGCAGCAGGTCGCGAACCGGCTCGCCGAGGTCCAGGGGCGCCCCGCCCCCGTGGTCGCCCGCCCCGCCCCCCCGCCGTCGATCCCGCCGGCCCCCGGACTGCCCGCATGGGACCTGCCCGCCGGGCACTACTTCGGGCACAAAGCCGGGCCGGCCCGCTCGCACGGCGGGTTCTACGCCTCCGAGCGGGACAACATTCAGGCGATCCAGCGGAAGTTCGTCGCCCTCGGATGCGTCCCCGGAATCACCGACTGGCGTTCGGGCTGGTCGGATGGGCTGTGGGAGGACGCGACGACCGCCGCGTGCCGCCGCTGGTTCGCCCGGTTCCGGCCGTCGCAACCGGTGCACACGCAGATATGGGCCGACGACTACGCGTTCCTAGCGCGGCAGTAGAGGCGTGCCAGCGGGACGACGCCGGCCCCGGGGGCAGCGCCTCCGGTACCGGTACCACTTCACCGACTTCGTGTCCGGGACGTACCTCGGGGCGCTGCCCCTTCGCGACGCGAAACTGTCCGAGGTGCTGTCCGGCGCCTCCGACGGGTCCGGCGTCCTCCCCCTCGACGACCGCGCCGTCCGCCGGCAGGACCCGTTCCGGGCGACGATCCCGCGCCGGTCCTGCTGTTGGGCGGAGCGGATCGTCCTCGACGAGGCGGACCGTGTCGTCTCCAGCTCCTACCCGTGGGCCGGGATCGTCCTCGGGCGGGAACGGTCCCGCTCCGGCCGGTCCCTCGCCCTGTCGATGGTCACCTGGCCCGGCTACTTTCAGCGCCGCCTCGTGCTCGATCAGACCCACATCCAGCGGGACAAGTTCGCGATCTTCCGGGACCTCGTCACGGACGCGTGCCTTTACCCGCATTGGCTGAATGAGCAGTACCCGGCGCCGCTGCCCGACCCGGTCCCACTCCTGTCGACCGCGTACGAGCCGCTCAACCTGTCCGGTGTTCTCGCCGACCGCACGTACCTCGCCGCCGACCTGCGAACCGTGCTGGAGGAGTTGCGGTCCCTCGCCGCGTCCGGCGACGGGTTCGACTGGCGCATGTACCCGTGGCGCCGCGAGACCGGGCTGTTCGCGGTCGGGCTCGACCTCGGCTATCCGCGCCTCGGGCGGGTCGCCCCGCCCGACCTCGTGTGGTCCGACGACGAGGACGACCCGGCCGCCGGTGACCTGTTGGATTACACGATCAGCGAGAACGGCGCGGGCGTGGACAACTACCTTGTCGCCCTCGGCGAGGGGCAAGGGCCGACGCAGCTCCGCTCGACCGTCACCGCCGCCTATGTCGGCCGCGACGAGTTCGCCTACGGGTACCCGCTGTGGGAGTCCAGTGTGCGCGGCGGGACGCAGCAGATCCGCACGCAGGAAACCCTCGACGAGCAGACACGCGGGGCGATGCTCGCCGGGCTCCTGTCGGAGACGACCCTCACCGGCGTACGGGTCCGGGGCGACCTGACGCCGACCCTCGACCGGTGGAGCGTCGGCGACGACGGGACGTTCCGGATCGGTTCGACGACAACCGGCGAACCGACGACGATCGTCGGGCAGATCGTCGCCCGCACGATCGAACCTCCCGAGCAGGGCCGCCCCGAGCGGGTGACCCTCGACGTGCAAGGGACCGCCGCCTGATGCCCGCCCCGTCGTCGTTCTCCCTGGAGCAGCAGCTCGCCGACCTCCGCGAGGAGGTCCGCTCCCTGTCGTCGGGCAACCCGGCGAACCGGACCTCCGTCACGAACGCCGAGGGCCGGTTCGTCGAGCTGCCCGCGCTCGCGTTCGGGCAGGCCGCCGCCGCCGACAACGGGCTGGTCGAGCTGTGGGGCGTCGCGAACGCCGGCCCGGGCTCCGCCGGGTGGGCGGTCGGGTTGCCCGCCGTGTGGGTTCGGGTGACAGGTGGCCGGCTCCGCGTCGACGTGGCCGGCGCCCTGTCCGCCTCGGGGAACAAATGCTCCGCGTTCCTGTCCTACCGGGTGAGCGGACCGGCGGAAACCCAGGGGGGGGCGACGCCTGTGGTTGCCGTCCCCCCGGCGTACGACCGGTCCGTCGAGGTCCAGCACTCCCATTCCGGGCAGGATCAGCGCGCCGCCGCGTCGACGTTCGGGTTGCACGAGGGGCTCGCGGAGGGGTGGTACCGCGTCGAGACTATGTACGCCCTCTCCTATTCGGGCAGCTCGCTCACGCCGTACGGGTCGTTCCAGAACCGGCGCCTCGCCGCGACGCCGTACTGACCTCACCGGACCGGCAGCACGCCGCCGTCATCGTCGAGGAACACGAACCCGAGCCCGGCGAGGCGGACCGGGATCGAACCCGGCTCGTCGACGTTGCTCGACACGAGCAGCCCGAGGGGGCGACTCCAGTCCGGCGACCCGTGGACGGACCGGCCCGGAACGCCGTCGAGGACGAGCCCGGGATCGCCGAACAGGTGGACCCGGGCGAGCAGGGCGACGACGTTCGACGGCGCCTGCTGGTTCGGTCGGCTCGTCCCCCCGCGCCCGCCCGGCCGCCGGTGGTGCATGTGCCACGCGCCGTCGAGGTCGCCGAGCGGGGCACCCGTGACCGCGCACCTCCCGCCCTGCCGTTCCCACGCGATCCGCCGCAACTCGCGAGCCCGCATCCCCCGCGCCTCCCGTTCGCCGTGTATAAAGAGGGGGCAAGTATCCCACGCCCCGAGGAGGTCCTCGTGTCCGACACCGCGCGCCCGTTGCGTGCGGGACGCCCGCCGAAGGTCGAGGGGGGGCTGTCGATGCGCTGGTGGCTGTACGTCAACCCGGAGCAGCGGCGCCTCGCCGAGGAGCGAGCCGCCCGCGACGGCGTCCTCCTGCCCGACGTGCTCCGGTCCTACCTCGACGCCTACGCCGCCGGCTCGATCCCCGCGTCCCCCGCCCTGGAGGCATGATGCCTGCCCGAACCGACACCGCCCGCACCCGTCCCGAGCCCGCCGGCGAACCGCCGCCGACGACGATCGACCCGCCGCCGACGCCCGTCGAGGACCTCCCCGCCCCCGAGCCGGCACCCGAGCCCGGGCCGACCGTCCGCGACGCCGTCGCCGCCGGCGCCCTCGGGCAGGGCGCCCTCCTCGGCGCCGCCGGCCCGGACGCCCCGTACAACGGTCCGATCCCCGGCGTGTTCGACGGACCGCCGCCGCCCGTGTTCGGGCTCGCCCCCGAGCACACGCCCGACGACGAGCCGCGCCGCGACGACTACCCGCTGTCGGCCGCCGAGGCGCTCGCCGAGGTGTTCCGCCGCGTCCAGCCCATCGCGAAGGGCCGGCAGGCGGAGGCGAAGGCTGGCGGGTACTCGTTCCGGGGGATCGACGACGTGTACGCCGCCCTACACGACCTGTTCGCCGAGGTCGGGCTCGTCGTCCTCCCGTCGACGATCGACCGTGAACGCGAGCAGCGCCCCCGGACCTCCGGCTCCGGGTACAACTACGTGACGCACGTCCACATCCGCCTCCGGTTCCTCGCCGCCGACGGGTCCTCGGAGGAGCTGGACGGGTGGGGCGAGGGCGCCGACACCGGCGACAAATCCACCGGCAAGGCGTACTCGCAGGCGATCAAGAGCGCCCTACTGGCCGCGTTCCTGATCCCGACGGAGGCGTCCGCCGCCGACGACCCGGACCGGACGAACTCCGAGGCGTCCCGGACGTTCTCCCCGCAGGAGGTCGAGCGCGCCTCCCGCGCCCTCGCCGCCGGCCGCGAGGCGACGACGTTCGACGCCCTCGTGAACGTCCGCCGCCGCGCCTCCGAGCTGCTCGCCGTGCCCCTCACCTCCGACGGCGTCCTCGCGCCCCTGGAGGTCCACCTCGACGGGCTCCGCCGCGCCCTGGAGTCCCGCGTCCCGGGTGAACAGTCGTGACCGTCGTCGAACCGGACGACCTGCCCGCCGAGTACGGCGTCGACGAGCAGGCGGAGACCCTCGCCGACGGCGAGCCCCCCGCCCTGGAGGGGACGATCGGACTCGTCGAGGAGCTGCCCGACGGCGTGATGCCCGACGGGACGACCGCGCCGCAGTGTCCGCACCCGGCGCCGTCCCGCCGGCTCGTCGACGGCGAGCAGGTCTGCTCGGACTGTTGGGAGGTCGTCTCCGTCCCGCAGGCGATCGTCCCCCGCGACCGGCCGGGCGCCGTCGACCCGACCGCCCGCGAGGGCGACGCCCGGGCGACCGGCGGACTCCGGCACATCACCACGAACCCGGACGCGACCTCCCGCCCGTACACGCCCGAGGAGGTCGAACGCGAAATCGTCGACACCCTCGACCGGATCGAGCGGGGTGCCGGGTTCCTCACCACGAAAGAGGAGCAGCGGGGCGCCGCGAAGCTGGAGTACGAACTCGCCTACGCCCGCGCCCTGATCCGCTCGACCGGCCGGTCGCAGGAGCAGCGGAACGCGGAGGCGATCATCGCGTGCGAGGAGCTGTACGAACGCTGGCAGCTCCTGGAGCTGACCTGTCGCACGGCGCGGGAGGGGATGCACAACCTTCGGGCGAAGCTGTCCGGGACGCAGTCCGTCCTCCGGTCCGTCGGCGACGCCCTCCGGGGCGGAGGCGGGTACCGGTGACCGCCGGCGAGCTGAACCTCGGACCCGCCCGCCTGTCCGAGGCGGACCGGATCGAGGCCCGCCGCGAGGCGGACGAGGAGACCGTCCGCGAGGCCGCCTCGTTCCCCGTGTACGAGCTGCCCGCGTTCGTCCGCGACCGGTACCCGAACCTCGACCTCGCCGACCCGTCGACGTGGCCGGAGCCGGACCGATGCACCGACGGCCGGCCGTACGGGTTCCAGGCGTACGGCGGGCTCGTCGACCGAACGGACCGCGCGGGGATCGTCGAGGACCGGTGGCGCCGGTACCTCGCCGCCCTCGACTCGTCGTCCTCGGACCGCTGGACCCGACACGACCTCGGCTGCCGGAACCGCTGGAGGCACGAGGACTCGCGCCTCTGTGGGACGCACGACAAGCCGTGGCGCGAGGCGATCGCGAACGCCCGGAGGCGCGCTGCCCGGAACGCCCGCGAGCTGGCGCACCGCGACCTCGCGAAGCAGCTCGGGGCGTACGGGATCGTCGCCGACGGGTTCCCGGACTCCGTCCGCCTCCAGGCCGACGCCGTCCGCGACCTCCTCCGGCTCCTCGCGGAACGGTCGTCGTGACCGGCCGCGAGGGTCCCGGCCCGGAGCGCCCCGGCCCGGACTACCCGCCCGAATGGGACGCCGAGCCCGACGAGGACGATCCCGAGCGCCCGTGCGGGCTGTGCGGGCTCGTCCCCCGCGAGGGCGAGCAGCACCGCGCCGTGTTCGCCGTCGGGCAGACCGGCGAGGACGCCGAGGAGGTCTGCCTCGGACCCGACCGCCGGCAGCTCGATTACGCCCCGCTGCCGGGCGCCGAGCCGGCCGCGTGGGGACCGCCCCCCGGGCCGGACCCGTGGTCGACGGCGGGACCCGTCCCCCCGCCCCCGTTCTAACCGTTCGATCCCACGCACAACCGACGAGACAGGAGCACACCTCATGGCAGGCGAAACCGTGGTGACCGTGATCGGGAACCTCGCGAGCGACCCGGAACTCCGGTTCACCCCGTCGGGGGCAGCGGTCGCGAACTTCACCGTCGCGTCCACGCCCCGCACGTTCGACAAGCAGTCGCAGGAGTGGCGCGACGGCGAGACCCTGTGGATGCGCTGCTCCGTGTGGCGCGAGCAGGCGGAGAACGCCGCCGAGTCCCTCACGAAGGGGACCCGCGTCGTCGTGACCGGCCGCCTCACGCAACGATCATGGGAGGACAAGGAATCCGGGCAGAAGCGGACCGCCGTCGAACTCCAGGTCGACGAGGTCGCCCCGTCCCTCCGGTACGCGCAGGCAACCGTCCGCCGCACGACCCGAGGCAACTCCGGCGGGGGAGGCGGGGGCGGGTTCGGCGGGGGCGCCTCGGACCCGTGGTCGACGCCGGTCGGCGCCGGAGCCGGCGGGTACCCGGATGAGCCGCCGTTCTAGGCTGACCTCCCGCGCCCTGTCCCCGCGCCGCACGAGCCCTCGTCCTCCACTCCGGAGGGCGGGGGCTCGTCGCGTGTCCGGGGAGCCGGTCCCCCGCGCCCCGGGTTCGCCGTGTATAAAGGGGGGGCACCGTCCCACGCCTACCTGAGGAGCCGCCCTCATGCTCGACCCGCCCCCGCCCGCCGCCGTCGTCGCGAGCCTGCCCGAATGGCTCGGGCGCCGACCGATCGCCGGGGAGACCGTCCTCGTCGGGTTCGCCGAGTACGACGACACCCGATGCGTGACGATCACCCTCGACCCGAACCGCGAGCCGACCGACGAGGTCGCCGCGCTCCGGCAGGCGGTTGTCGACGGCGCGACCGACCTCGTCCTCGTCGCCGTCACCGGCGCCGAGTCCCCCGCGCTGGACCTCACCCTCCAGTGGATCGCCGCCGGGGCGCTCCGGTACGGGCTCGCCGTCGCCGGCGTGCTCCTGATCGTCCCCCCGCAACGCGACCGCCCCGGCTACTGGCGCACCCTGCCGGCCGCCGAGCAGTACCCGCTCCCCCCGTCCTACGCCCGCATGACCGAGGAGACTCTGTGACCGACACGACCGCCCCGACCGAGGAGTACGTCGAGCAGGAGGCGACGAACCTCCCCGCCCCGATCGGCGGACCCGACGGGCAGCTCGACGCCGACGCGCTCCGCGAGCTGGCGCCCCGCCTCCGCCGCGACCTGATCGCCGCCCTCCGGAACGCCGCGACGCAGGTCCGGCAGGCGCGCGGGACCGTCGTCGTCCCCGAGGACACGTACGACCTCGTCCGCCGCGTCGTCTCCGCCGGCGAGTCCCTCCGGTCCGTCCGCGACGCGTTCGACGCCGCCGCCCGGGAGGCGGACGCGATCGCCGAGGAGGAGGCGCTCGCCGTGTCCGGCGCCGAGCTGGACGGGATGTTGACCGCGTCCCTGTTCGTCCCGGACGGCGCCGGGCAGCGGATCGCCGTCCGCGCGGACTACGCGGCCGGCTCGTCCGCGTGGGACGTGCCGACCCTCGTCGCGTGGCTGATCGACGACGAGGTCGACAACCTCAACGGCGAGCGTCGCGCCGAGGCTCGCCGGGCGCGCGAGCAGCGGCAGGCCGCCGCCGACCCGAACGCCGAGGGGATCGAGCCCGGCCCGCGCGACCCGGTCGAGGTCGCCGCCGAGCTGGCGTATTACGAGGTCGACGTGCGGTCCGTTGCACACGAGGTCGTCGTCCGCCTCCTCCAGCTCGGGAAGTACACGCCAGCCGCCCGCGAGGTCGAGGCGCTCCGGAAGCGCCTCGCCGAGCAGCAGCGCGACTCCGACGCCGCCGTGATTCGGCAGGTCCGGTCCGTCGGCCCGCGCACGTACCGGGGCGTCAAGATCACCCGCGAGGAGACGAAGTGAGCACAGCCGCCGGCGAACTCGCCGCCCTCCGGGGCGTCGCCCGACACCTCGGGCAGGCGACCTCCCCGATCGAGGTCCGCCGCGCCCGCGCATGGTCGTCGGTCCTCCAGACCTCCGCCCGCAACCTCGGGCGGCACGTCGAGTTCCTCCGCGCCGAGGCGTCGGGTGTG